ACATTTACTGCTCCTGAAAACACTCGTTTCCATCTACCTGTAGTAATCGCAGTCGCCTGTATAATAGTTCCACCGTTATCTGCTTCTGTACTTGCAGCATCCCAATAGAACAATCCACCACCTCCATCGCCTTTAGCGTAGTAACCTAAAACATTTATAGCTTTACCTTCAAAGTTTACTGTTTCAGCTTTTAGGTTAGTAATAGCAGTAAGGTTTTTTGTTATTACTTCCCACTTACCATTTTTGTAAACTTCTAGTGTTCCATTATTTTCTACTATAGTGTTTTCAAAGATTTTTAGATTTCCTCTTCTAAGATCATTTTTATTTTTTATAGACATCTTTTTATTTATTTATGATTATTATGAAAAAAAAGGGTAGAGGATTTGAAACCCAATACCCTTTTTGTAAAGTTAATGATTATTACTATTATACCTCACTCAATGCTGCAACACTTTTTCCAGTTAAAGTATTTACTTTAGCTACAAGATTATCAAGTCCTGCTGAAAGAGCTTCTGTAATTGCTATAGTTACTTGCTTTCTCATGTACACTGGGTTGAATCCTTCATGTCCTCTAGAATGTATTAAAGTTAACATATTGTATCCATCTCCTACATTTGCATTAGTTTGTACTGGGAAAGTATAAGGCCATCCTAGATCTCCGTAGATATCTCCTCTATTCTTTCTCAAATCATATTCCATAGCAGCTACCAACTTACCAGTTCCTTTTCCAGGATTATAAGGAGTTAATACTGTGCCTTGAATTGGATCAACCAAATCAGGAGTAAAGTCTGCAAATACTGCGAATGGATTAACTCTTCCAAATTTCTTACCTCTTAAATAAGGCTGAAGTTTTTGAGTTATTACCAATTTAGCAGTTGTTCCAGTACCAGTTCTTGTGAAAGTAAACAATGGATTACTAGTTGCATTAGCTCCAGGGCCATTGGCAAATTGTCTGTTTAAAGAAGCAATTAAACCATCTACTATTGCATTTTCTGTATCTCCTGTAACAGGACGATATGATCCAAATTTAATCATTGTATCATTTACTGAAAGAGAACCATGTTCGAAAATATGAATTTTCACAATATAGTCAGATCCTACTGTAATATCAGCAGCTGCTGGTGGTGTTACTGTAACAACTTGAGCCACTTCAAGTGCATCAGCTGCAATAGTATAATCTTTTACAGAAGCTGCTTTAATTACATCTGATACGAAAGTTGAGTCTGCTGTTTTTTGAGCAAACACGAAATCTTTCCCAGCTGCGACAGCTGTTCCATCATATACAAATACTCCAATTTCTCCTACAGTTGCAGATGTCATAAAAGCATCTAATGTAGATTCAGTAGCTACTGCATTACCTAAGATAATTTCATTGATTGTGTTTTGTGATTGTGCCATTTTAATTTTTGTGTTTTTATATTAAAGATTTATTTGTGTAATGACTTTATAAAATTAATCAAATTATTTACTATATCAATGATTAGTTTTTATTTTATTTTTTGTTAGATAATATACTTATAGCACTTATAGCTAATTGTACTGCTTGATCCAATATTTGTTCGTGTAGTAAGAAAGAATCTAATTCACATTCTGTTTGTGCTGATATTCCTTCTATTTGAAGATCCCCCAGATTTGTTAGAATTATAGGAGAAGGATTTTTTATGTATCTTACAGTATATTTATTAAGAGTAGTTAACTCTGGCAATACTATTTCAACACTTTCCTCACTTTCTCCAGTATCCAATCTCCAAGCATTGTTTGTAAGTCCTTCTAATTTAGGCTTTCTGAATGGATTATCTTTTTGGGTGTTGTATTCATCATGAGTAACAGGTACTACTGTTAAATCCACTCCGTTAAAACAAGTTACTGAACTGTTTATTTTGATATTTTCATAAACAATTCTCATCAAATTTGAAGGTAATATAAAAAAGTTAGAATTTACAGAAATACCATTAATAGATGCTGTACTAGAAGTATAAGAAGTAGTTTTAACAAGTGTTGCTAATTTCCTTCTTATATCTTCATTTATTTCATATTCCTGAGCTAATCTATTAATTATACTGTTTTGGCTCTTTGTTAAAAATACTGACTTTTCATATTCATCGAAATCTAATATATCCTGTCCTATTCCTTTATCAAAGACTCTATAGGATTGTACTAAAGTATCAAATCTTTCTGAAAATTCTTTTGTAGTCATTATTCATTTCTTTTATTTACTTCCATGATAGATCCTAAATCACCATTCTTGTACGAAGCTAAAGCTAATTCAACAGCTCTGTCCAATATTTCTCTATGTACTATTGCATTTAATTCACATTCAGTTTCCGCTGTTATTCCATTTATAGACAAAGCTGATGCTGTTAAATCTGTAAGAATAATAGGTTGTGGTCTTTTTACATATCTTACTTTGTAAGTAGAAACAACTGTTCCTGTTTTAGATATAATTTCAGACACCATTTGTTGTGGTACTCCTGTTACAGGACTTGTTGAATTTCCCTGAATCATTCTCCAACATTGTCTTGGAAGTGGTTCTTTATAAGGCTTAGACATCAACCTGTCATACTCTTTATAGTTTATAGGAATTACTGTCACACCAAATGTAGCAGATCCTTCTGTCAATATTACTCTTTCATTTACAATAAGGAATACATTTGTTGGGAAAAAGAATAGTTGTGATCTAGCATCTAAAGAATCATATACTCCAGGTGTAGGATTTGAAGCAGTTATATTCGCTACTCTGGTAATTTCAGAGAAGTCTATCTGTCTTTTTTCATTATCATCAAATCCTTGTTGTAACTTATTAGATCTAGGATTAAAATAGTTTTTAACTATTTCTTCCTGTGCTCTTGTCAAAAATACAGATTTTTCATATTCATCAATTCCTGGAGCCTGATTTGAAGATATATTATTATATAGTGTATCAAATTCAGTACTAAATTCTGGTATATTCATTATTTTTGGATTTTAATTCTTTCTTCAATAAGTAATTTTAAGTCTTGATTAGTAGGGTTACTTAAAGTTTCAATTGCAGCAGATAAATCTTCTCCAATCTTTTCTTTAGAATCTGCTATTACGTACTTCAATCCATTCTTTTCCAATGTTCCAGTTTGAATACCTTCAGCTATTAATTTTCTAATATTGTAATCTTTATGTTGTACAATTTCAACAAAATCTTTAATTCTTGTTTCAATGATATCAGAAACTTCTTTTTGTAAGAAACCAAGTTTAGTATCTTTTGATATCTTTTTGGTAGCCTTACCGAATGATTCATTAAATACAATTAAGAAAGCTCTTAACTGAGATGAGTCATTCTCCATTTTACCATACGTTGACCAAGCAATTTTATTGATATTAGCTTTAGCAGTAGTCTCTCTTTGTACATCTTCTAAATCTTCTATGTAGTATTTGGTTCTTCTTTTTCTTGCATTCTCCTTATTATCAGCAACAAGAAACTTATTTACAAGTGCTATTTTATATTTAACGTAATCCATTGGATCACTTAAATCTAATGTAATTGTATCTCTACCTAATGAAATAAATGTTTCATGCCAAAAATTATCCTTTTTCTTGTGAATAGATAATTGATTTTCATCCATTAATAATGCTTTTTCTAGAAACTCTTTTTCTTCATTTGTCAATGGATTGGATAATTGTCCAGTTCTTAATTGTGGACAAACCAATCTATCATATGTTCCTTCCATTTTAAAAAATGCTGGACTTTTTGGATTCTTTACCCATCCTGGATTAGCTAAATTAGGTTTTATAAAAACCTTTTTTTCTGGTAATTTAAATGTAGTCATACTTTCTTCCTTTAATGTAATTGTTTAACTGTTATTTCTCTCTCAAAATAAGTCTCGTAAGACTTAAAGAAAATAAGGGAGAAATAAATCTCCCCTATTTTTATACTAGGCTGCTAAGATTGATGGAATCAAACTTGCAGTTCTACTCGGATCTCTTACGATAGCACCAATTCCAAAGCAAGCTCTGTGATAAGTTGAACCATCGACTGAATTTGCCATTAGGTCAGTATTAGGTGCGCCTGTGAATGGATTTCTCAATCCAGCTTCCCATCCTCTAACTTCTTCATTTCCAGTTACCATTGCTTTTTGAATATTTGGTTCACCTTCGATAGTACCAATATCCATGATATCATATCTGTAAGATTCAGCTACTCCACCATTAGGGTGAAGAATTTTGTTTCTTACTTTGCTGTCATAGAATGGATCTACTTCAACAGATACTTTAATGTTATTTGGTGCAATGAATTGTGTGAACTGATACCCAACACTTAATGCATTTGGATGTAAAGGAGAAACTACTTTTTGAATAGCATTAATATTTGTGTTATCAAATCCTAATGCTACAGCATCTTTCATCCAACCTGAACCATCTGCACTAATTGCTTTGTGGAACTGAATAGCTCCTCTTTCACCAGTCTTTAAAATGAAGTGTCTTTCATCCATAGAAAGTTTACCTTCACTTAATTCAGTTAACATATCTTCTAGGAACTTCAATGAGAAGTTAGTGTAGTAGAAAGTGTTAGATGATTCCATCTGCTCTCTAATACCAGCACCTTGCTTTAATACGTGCCCTGATTTACCAATGTTACTGTAATCACCATTTTCATCACGGTTACTTCTAGCAAACATCAATACTTTGTTCTTTTCTTGTGCATAATCATATTCGAATTTCCATTCTACATGTTGCATCCATAAAGGCTGCTGAACAATAGCACCTGTCTTAGGATCTTTTACTGCCAACATTGTACCAATACGTCTATCTTTCATGTTACCAGGAGCAGTGTGCTGCATTCTGATTGAAGAGAATTCGTTTCTTAGTGCAATTGGACTAGAGAACCAGATGTCACCACCTTTGATAGATAGAGTATCTTCAACTAAAGAGAATTCTTTAGAGAATCTTTTTCCACCTACTAGTTCACTTCCTGGCATACCAAATTGGTTACCACCCATTAATTCAACTTCGTATTCCCAAAGTCCACCTGCAACTAGTACTGGCTCTTCTAAAATTCTGATTTGATATAATTCGTTTCTTTCTCCTACGATGATGTTAACATCAGAAAATGCTCTTTCTGAAAAGTATAGTTTAAAGGAACCTCCTTTACCTACACCATCAGTAGAATCTGTTACTACAGATCCTTTCCATACAGCTTCTACTAGTGGAAAATTTCTTTCATATGCTCCAATCAAGTCCCAAGTAAAGTCATCATCGGTGTCGAAGTACTTTGTTGGAAACTTAGAAAGCATACTTTCAAGAGTTCCACCATAATTAGAAGCTAATAATTTTGTCATCAAAGATGATGCTTTTTGTGGACTAAAGTTATAGACTGACGCCAAATGTTGTTTGGTGGTCATTCCACTCCAGTATTGTCCCTCTACCATCTGATACTTACCTACTTGTGAAGCCATGATTTATTAGTTTAATTTTTGGTTTGTGTGTATTAATTAATTGTTGTTTTTATAAATTTTCCAGTACTGTCTTTAAATTATCATCTATGTCATAATTCATATTCTTTTGAGCTTGACTACCAGAAGGTATAAAAGTATTACCTTTTAATAGATCATCTAAATCTTGAACTGCTTTACTTTTACTTGATTTTACAACCTTGTCAAAGTTTTTAAATCCATTTGTTAAATGGAATAGGTAATGCATTTTGATTGTAAAGTTAACTGGATCTTCTTCTCTAGCTTTCATTACTGCATTTAAAGGTTTACCATCTTTAGACTGGGCAACTGTTTTAGTCATCTGTGAATAGATTTCATTTTTTACCTTCTCATTAATCTGCATTCCTGGGATAATTTCTTTTAAATCATCCACTGTTTTTTTAATATTCTTAAGCTCATCCTCCTGTCCTTTAGCTATATTCTTCTGGACTTCTTTTTGAGCTTCTATTCTTTTATTTAAAGAGTCTTTTGTAAACTGTTTAACTCCCAACAATGCTTCTTTTGCATCTGCTAAATCTTCGTTAAGATCAATACTTCTTTGAGCAAGTTTAGCAGCTTTAGTTTCATCAATTCCCTGATTCATATAATCCTGCGTAATAATACTCTTTCTCAGTTCTTCATTATCAGATAATGAATCTTCTGTAATACCTTCCAGTTGTTGTTCAAAACTTTTTACCTGTTTAAACTCTTCTATAGGTACTCCAACTCTTAATGCTTCAAGATATTGTTTTTGAGTATCATTTAAATCTGAAAGCTCATTGGTCTGAATTTCAGCTTTGATAGCATTAAATAAATCTTCAGATGATTTGATATCTTTAGAAGAAGAAAGGATTCCGTCAGTAGCAAGTGCCGAAGCTAAGGAAGAATAGACATTTTGAGAGGAATCATCTTTACTTGAACCTTCAGAACCTTCTTCATCTTTATCTTTTTTATCAGCTACGATCTCTTTCTCCTCTTCAGAAGAATCACTGTCATCATCTTTATTGTCAATGTCTTTGTCAGAATCTTTATCCTGATCATTTGTTGGAATTTGTGGGTCAAAGTCTTCTACTAATTCAAAGTCTTCTCCAAAAGCATCCATGCTAAAATTATCTTTGTCTATTTTCATATTTTTATTATTTTATTCCTCTCTCTACAAATATAAAATGTTATTTTATTTATCTCCTATAGTTGTCTGTTAAGTAAATAGCAACTAAGATTAGGTATTATAACACTTATTTATAATATTAATTATTAGTCTTATTCTTACTTATTCGTGATACTGCTATCTTCTTATCTTCTTTATCCATTTTATCATTATGCATAGACATTTGTTGTTGTAGATTTTTCATCTTAACCATAATATCATCCTTATGTTTTTGTACATCGAATGCTATTCCATCATCATCTTCTACTTCACCATCCTGTACAGCTGATTCTGCCTGTAGTTTAAGCATTGCTATAGTCAACATAGTTTCGTTGTCTCTAACATTTCTAGACTCTTCACCAGCTTCTTTAGCCTGTTCTGTCTCAGCTTTAAGAGCTATTTCTTGTGTTCTAGCCTCTCTTTCAGCTTCTCCAGCTTGTGATTCTCTTTCAATCTTTTCTTTTTCTTTACCTTCAATTTTTCTTCTAATATCAGATATAGAATCTGAAGTATAAATACTCATAAGAGTGGAGAAGTCCATTTTATCATTCTGTATACCTGCGTGCGCAAGTTCTCTTAATGCTTGATCTAACTCTTGATACTTATTATTCATTGATACTAATATACCATAATCAGCTTCTGCAAAATCATTACCTTCTAAATTAAGAGCTGCAATTGTATCATCTCCCAATATATACTGCACTTTCTTAGACTTATTCTTAAGAGCTATTTTAGCTGTTTCCAAGAAGCAATTAAGTACTCTGGCTTTAACTGTATCATGTTTCATAAACAAATGTTCTGTAATGTGAGAAGACTGATTAACAGCTCTCTCAACTCCACCTACAGTTTCTCTGTTGGATATCTGTCCTTCTCTTTGTTTATTAATACCTACAATTTCTCCCATCTCAGCTTTTATATATTCAAGCATACTAATGTGTTGCTGTATATAATTACCCATATCAAGGTTCATAGCCTTACCTGTAGTATTAAAAGATCCTGCAAGTTTACCCGTAGCAGCTCCTTTATTACCTTCTTTAAAACTATCTGTTACTGCAAGTCCTGTACTGTATGCATAATACAACCATTTATCTATCTCCCAGTTTCCTGGAACTTTAGCTAAATCCAATTCCATTAATGGGCCCAAATATTTAGCCATAGCTTTATTGAGTCTATCTTTGGTAGCATCATATAAATATTGATATTGTTTCATTCTATCCATTACAGATACAGACTTTGTCTGATTTGTATTATATATCAATCCTATAATTCCAGGATGACATCTGGATGGATTATCCATTTTATTATATTGAATAGGTCTTGGTCGCATATTGATATATATATCTTCTGCTATTTTACAACCTTCCCACCATTCATTAACCCAAAGAAAACTAGCTTCTTCTCCTTTGTTTACATTTTCTTTATAATCTTCGGGAAAAAAATCTACCTGCTCATTACCATCTTCATCGTAATGTTTTACTTTTTTTATTCTTCTTAAACTTCTCCAAAAAACTCTTAGTACTCTTACGTTTCCATTTAAATCATAGTGATGATTAAATGAACTACCATTCATTTCTGCTAAGTTTATATATTGATCCACTTCTTCAGTTTTAACCCAAAGATCTGGTTCCTGATGTATAAGACCTACGTGTTCACCTTCACTTGCTGATGTAAATCCACCTTCAAGTCTGGCTGTTTCTTTATCTGTAAGTTTGTCATAATAAGTATCTATAACTCTTCCTGGACTCCAATATTCATCTATAAAAATAAGATCTGAATCTTCTATCCAATTGGATCCACCACTTCTGATAACATGTAGATTTAAAGGGTTGATTAAAGTAAGAATTGGCTCGTTACTAATTATGTCACATTGATATATTTCCTCTCCCATAAGAAGAGCATTTTTAAAACCTTCATTGAATTTGTATTTGAATTCCTGCTCTTCAGAATAATGCTTTAATATATTGGTAGACATCAACTCTCTGATATCCTGCCATTCGTATGACATATATTTAGAAAACTCTTGAGACTTGGCTTCCATTTGTTTTTCATCCAAATCTCCACTCATTACAATTTCCTGTAGTTTTTCCAACCACTTATTCTTTTTTTCTTCCTCTTTTTTAGAAATTGCATCAGGATTGGTTACTACTACTTTATAATCAAATCTTCTGTTATATTCTTCTCCTACCAATAAATCTATTTTGGGAGCAGCTATAGGGTAATGGGGAATACTGTCTGGGATAAAACTACCTTCAAGTTTAGAAGGGTTTATTGTTAACTCTAAATCAGATCTGTCCAATATCCCATTATAAAGATTTAAATTAATCAGTTTATTTTTTCTACTTTTTCTAACTCCTTCATGATGTAAGGCTGTATTGTTGTCAGCAGAATCTACACATTGCTTAGCCCAAGCTTTAGTTTTCTGAGACTTAGTTTTCTTTTGTGAAGGAAATCCGTTTAGATTTTTATTATTCATTATTATCTTTTTTACAAAATTATCTATTTATTTCAAACCTACCATTTTTGACTTGTACTGTTTTAACATTATCTACAGGTTTTTTATAACTTTTAAGTAAATCTTCTACATTATTTTTTTTCCAATTTTTCTCGAAGAATGGATCATCAGCATGGGAATCTCCTACTACTTTCTGATTGTCATTAGATTTCATGTGAAGTATGTACTTATAGTATTCTTCTCTCAGGATTAATAACATACCCAGAGAAGAAATTCTGTCAAAGTTACCATCAGGATTCCAGTTAATAGCTTCTTTAAGATATCCAATACTTCTTATCTTATGAAGGTTCATTAAGTTTTCATCTCCATAAGCTTTACTCAACATCCAGTCAGCTTGTAATCTTCTTCCCCAAGCATTAATCTTTTGTCCCGAGTTGGTTCCTTTGGCTTTGTTACCATAGGCATTTTGGACTTTAGTCATTTCCATATCTTTAAGAATCTGAGGATTATCAGCTAAATAAGATAACCCATTTCTATTTGAGAAGTAAGAAAACAAACCTTTTTTATCATTTTCATAATTAGCTATACCATTATAAAATTTAAGTATTCTTAAGCAGTTTTCATAAAATATATTAGCCATGTTGGGTCTACCTGTATATTCACAAGCAAGTCTGTCAGTCAATACATCCATTACAAACATAGATCCCAAAGAATTGGTAGTACTGAAATCATCATCATAGGGATCTATTCCAGCTATATATCTAAATCTTGGTACTTCTCCTTTAAAATCTTTTTTAGGTAGTTCATATATTTCTATACCTCCTTCTTTGTTCAAATTATCCTTTATTGGAAATTCTCTTATTATTTTTACATCAGCATCAGGTTTGTAATCTACCAATCCTGTTTCTGTGTCTACTGTAAGTCTACCTATATAATGTGGAGAAAGAAATGATTGTAAATTAGGACTTATGTCAGCCAAATAATCTTTTAGATCCCCAACTGGAAATAAAGTACCTTCTTTTCTCATCACTGATTCCTGTGGAGTAATGGGTCTATCTGCTTTTTCCTGAGTTAATGTGTTAGGATCACTTGTATTTAATCTAATATTTTCTCTTCCTTCAATTACCTGACTAAGTGCTTCAATAACATCTGAATTACCATTATGATCATAACAGTTCTTTCTATTCATATACTCAGGTACAAAGAAAGCACATACTCCTTTACCTCTTATCTTATCAAATATATTTCTTACTGCAAGTATTCTATATCCTTTAGGATTATAGAAAAGTTCTTCTGCTCCTTCGAATGCAGCTCCTTCAGTA